TTGTTAGTTCAATGGATAAGAATATGTGGCTACGAACCATAAGATAGGAGTTCGAATCTCTTACAAGGTACAAAAATGAGTCAATGGCCGAGTGGATAAAGGCACAGGATTGCAACACCTGCAACATCAGTTCGAATCTGATTTGACTCTCAAAAAAAGATTTGGAAATTTGAAAATGTTTTCTTATCTTTAATTATTAGAAGTTATTTGGAATATTGGGTTTAAGTTAAAAACGAGATGTGGACTAATTGGTTAAGTCACTTCATTTGGGATGAAGGCATCATGGAGGTTCGAGTCCTCTCATCTCGACTAATTTGGGGTTGAAGCTCTAGTGGATGAGCATCTGATTTGCATTCAGAAGGCTGTGGATTCGAGTTCCACCAGCTCCACAAAATTTAGCCATTTAGCTCAGTTGGAAGAGCGCTTGTCTTACATACAAGATGTCATCAGTTCGATTCTGATAGTGGCTACATAATTGCTTCTTTGATGTAATGGTTAGCATGACAGATTTTGATTCTGTTCGTTTAGGTTCGAGTCCTAAAGGAAGTACATAATTAGGTAGGTTGGGTGAGTGGATAAAAACCGCCAATCTTGAAAATTGGAAATCGGTGCTGAGCCGGTTCGTGAGTTCGAATCTCACACCTACCTCGGTGACTATGGTGTTAATGGTTAGCACACATGATTGTGGTTCATATAGTACCAGTTCGAATCTGGTTAGTCACACTATGAAAAAACAAGATGACTTTTATTGAATAAAATCAATAGAAAATGTCAAAAAATCGAAACCGTGCTAGATTAAATAAAGCACAAACCAACAATGATTATTATAAAATATTGTTGAATACGGAATATCCTTTATACTGGGATGATGGGTTATGTACATATCCTGTATTTAAACGAGGTACTTCAAATTCTATAAAGAAAAGAAGAATATATTCATATCAATATCGAATGTATCGTAGTTGGAAATATAATAGAAAAACACAATGGAAGTGTAAGCAGAATGGTACTGCAGAGGTTTACTAAACCTTTCCTCGACTTAGTTGGGGTGTTGGTTCGAATCCAATCATTTCCGCAACATACAGATATAGTAGAATGGTCAGCACACAACACTGATACTGTTGGAATATAGGTTCGAGTCCTATTATCTGTACTTAAATTGGGAGTAACGCACGAGTTGGTTAGGCGCGTGACTGTAAATCACGTAATCCGCATGGATGGGCAGTTCGAATCTGTCTGCTCCCACAAAAAATTAAGAATAAGTTTGGTTTCTCAAAACAACTAACTTATATTTAATTAAATAAGAAAATAAATAAAAGGGTTGGTAGCTCAGAGGCAGAGCAGAAAGCTGTTAACTTTCAGGTCGAGATTTCGAAATTCTCCCATCCCTCAAAAAAAATAAGTTTGGCTTCACTAAAGAATCAACTTATCTTTAATTATTAGAAGTTATTTGAAATATTGGGTTTAAGTATTTGACCTCGTAGCTCAGTAGGATTAGAGCACCTCACTTTTAATGAGGGAGTCGCAAGTTCGAGCCTTGCCGGGGTCACAATTGCCGATGCGGTTACGATGGTGGAGTGACGCTGGTCTGTAAAACCAGTACATTAGAAACACAGTGAGTTCGAATCTCACCATCGGCACAATTGCTCTTGAGGACAAAATGGTTGAGTCGTTGCCCTTTCAAGGCAAAGGAGCGGGTTCGATACCCGTCAAGAGTACAAATACAAGGTCCATTAGGTAAATGGTTATACTGCTATCTTGTCACGGTAGTGTTACGAGTTCGATTCTCGTATGGACCGCTTAAATATGCTCCCTTAGCTCAATGGTCAGAGCAGGACGCTTATATCGTCAAGGTTACCGGTTCGAGTCCAGTAGGGAGTACAATATTAAATCACTTGCTTGAAGATAAACGATAATAGTGTGATGACCGAAAAATGCTAACTTACATAAGGGTCTAGATGTAAGGTATTATAAACAGTACTAGCTGTTGTGTTTATTGTAAAGATATTTATTAACCCTGACGTGTGAGGGTAAGGATAACTCAAAGAGTCTATAGAGCCTAATAAATATTCCACTAGAATTTGGACAAGTGATTTTAAATTATTAAACCTACTGATTAACACTAAACAGTAACAGATAGCCTGAATTAACAGGTACTTGATAATCGAGAAGTAAGGAAACTTCTGATGTTACAACACAGTTCTAAGATGTGTTTAGTTTAGGTTAATATAAGACTTAATATCTATAGTAGATATTCCAAATGTAGTAGCAATAATATTGTGAATAAGAGGTTGAGTAACTTATTTTACTTAGAGGACAGTAGGTTTATTTTTTATTTGGTCAGGTGGCGGAATGGTAGACGCACTACACTTAGCAATGACCTTGTTGGCGTTATGACAAGCGGAAAAAGCGAGCTGTTATTTAGAACAAAGTACAAGTTCAAAAAATAACATAGATTCTCAGTACAAGTAGAGTTGGTCACTCTATGAGAATACAGGTTCGAATCCTGTCCTGACTACAAAATCGACTATAAGAGGATTGACAAGATAGTGCTGCAGTTAACAGGTCTTGTAAGTAGTTGACAGCTTGGAAAGACAAGCAAATGTAGGTATAGCATAACGGTTAGTGCTCTAGTCTTCCAAACTTGAGATGTCAGTTCGATTCTGACTACCTACTCCAAATTTTCAATTTTATGAAACGAATAGTAATTTACCGCGATAGCGAAGTTAAAGGAAAACGAGTAAGAACAGTTTTAAGAGCTATCAGACCTGGTAGTACATGGCAGGGATATAGTAAAAATGGATCAATAATTGATTCAGAAGTAAGAAATTTAGCACGCGTATTAGAACCATCATTTACTGGTTTTTACGTAGCGTAAAGGTACTGCGGGGAAGATGAGCTGGTGCACACACAAGTCTCATAAGCTTGGACTAGGTGGGTTCGATTCCCACCCCCGCAACTAAAAATGGCTTTGTAGTATAATGGATTAGTACAACATCCTTCTAAGATGTTTGGTAGGGGTTCGAATCCCTTCAAAGCTACTATAACACACTATTTCTATTTTTAGAAAGACAGAACAGACGCTAAGCATGAAATAAACTACATTATCAACGAGATAATGGACAAGTTAAACTGTACAGATAGTGTGTTTTTTACTCCGGTGTTGGAATTGGTAGACATACTGGTCTTAGAAACCAGTGCCCTTACGGGTGTGAGAGTTCAAATCTCTCTTGGAGTACTTAATATGCCTGAGTGTTGGAAAGGTAGACAAGGGAGACTTAAAATCTCCTGGGCTGTAAAGCCCGTGTGGGTTCGAATCCCATCTCAGGTACTAAAACAATTAATATGGTATATAAGACATTACAAAGTAGAGTTGATGTAGATTTAATCCCATATTGCCAAGAATATATTAAACTACACCCACAAATAGAAGTATTGATAGGGTGCGACTCACAAAACCGTAAACGAACTACTACTTACGCTATAGTAGTAGGACTATATAATCCAGGTAAGGGAGCTCATGTATTATATAACAGATTTGAAATACCTCGTGAAAAAGATAATATAGGACGTTTATTAAATGAGGTGTGGTATTCAGTACAAACAGCAGAAGAATTTAAAAATAAATTAAATATCATTCCTGAATGGATTGACATAGACTTAAACCCAGATCCAAAATATCGTTCAAATCAAGCATTGTCTAGTGCTGTTGGAGTAGTAACAGGAATGGGGTATAAAGTAAGACATAAAGGAAATTCACCATTAATGACATACGCAGCAGATCACTTAATAAAATAAAATATGGGGCCGACCGGTTTTGACAGCAATCGAAGTAGAGAAAAATGATGCAAGCAGGATTAGATTGGAAATCCTTAATCACCTATCAAACAACAAACGCAAACGTAGAATTATCTACTTGGACTTTCGAAGACGCAATGTCTTTCGTTAGTGTTGATTACGCAGTAGCTGCCTAATTAACAACCGGGGCTAAATGCTTAGTGCCTAGCAACAGAAGCTTTAAGGGTATTAGAACGACACCGTACCCAAATCGTTCTAGGTTGTTTGCAGGTGGGTTTCATCTTTAATATCAAACCTGATATTTTGTCTAGTTAGAAAACGAGACTAAGCTTGTGAATGAGTTGATTTAGACTTATTGTTTGGACGTGGGTTCGACTCCCACCGGCTCCACTAAGCATCAGTATTTATTACTGGTGCTTTTTTTATTCTAACATATATTTATATACATGGATATAGATAAAATATTTACTTTATTCGACTATAAAAACGAAAATAAACCCCTAAATGAGGAAGATAACGCTATTATCGAATTATATGAGAAACCGTTATTTTGGGTTGGTATGTTTGAAAAATTAATACAAAATAACAATACATTTAAACAACAAATAGGAAAAATACTCAAAAACGATCCTCATTATGACTTTGATGCTCTAAATGAAGCTGGGGATTATATTGTATATAATAGGGCATATATGTTTTTATCATTAATTAATATGGATGATGAAAATCATAAACAAGCCATAAAAGCTAGAACTAAACATAGTTACCTAATCATTTCCCTTATAACATCAATAAATTATTTTTCCAGTATTGAAGAATATGAGAAATGTGCTGTTTTAAAGAAAATTTTAGATTTTGCTAAAGAAAGTTTGGAAACCCAAGAAAAAGACCGTAACTTCTAAATATTAACGTTTATAATATAAAATATAGAAATATGAAACATAGAGAAATTATAAGAACAAAATTAGAAAGATTAGAATCTAATTTAACAAAAATGGATTTCATCATGAAAAGAGGTGGAAATATAGATGACTTTTTAGAATTGAATAACAATATGAAACAGTTAGTCGAAGATATAAAAGCATATATAGAACAAGAACCAAGAACAGGACATGAACTAAATCCAACTATTTAATAAAAAAACAAGTTATGAATTTAACAGCAGAACAAATCCAAGATAACTGGAATGAATTAATGTCTAGAATTGATATTTACATTTCAGAACCTCGTAAATCTAAATTAAAAGCATTTTATGAGAAATATGCTAACCGTATTATGTTAATGCCAGCTTCTCATAAGAAAGAATATCATAGTGCTTTCCCTGGAGGATATGTAAATCATGTTTTAAGAGTTATAGATGCTTCTTTAGACATACATAATATATGGGTTAAATATGGAGTAGATACAACTACTTATACTTTAGAAGAATTAGTATTCTCAGCCTTAAATCATGATTTAGGTAAAATAGGAAATGAACAATATGAATCATATATTCCCCAGACAGACCAATGGCGTAAAGATAAGTTAGGAGAAGATTATACATTTAACAGTCGTTTAGAATTTGCATCTGTTCCAGATAGAAGTTTATATTTACTTCAGTCTCATGATATTAAATATTCATTTAATGAAATGATTACTATTCAAACTCATGATGGTTTATATGATGAGGCAAATAAGAAATATCTAATGGCTTTTATGCCTGAACAAAAACCAAGAACATCATTACCTTATATTGTACATCAAGCCGATTTATTAGCTGCTAGAGTTGAATTTGAAAGAGAATGGTTACCTAAGTTTAAAGAAAATACTACAATAGAACCAAAGAAAAATTTCTCATTAGAAACAAATAAAGGAAATAACAAAACATCTAAAACAAAAGCCTTAGGAGGTATTAAATCTGAGGGTCTTAAAAATTTACTAGATAGTATATGATAACAACAATCATCGTTTTATCCATACTTATATTAGTTTTAAGTTATACAACTTATAATTTATTACGTAAAAATGAAAAATTAGAAGATATAACTAATAAACAAACAGAAATATTAGCTGGATATATGACTTATTTAAATAAATTATCTGAAATTATATCTCATTCAGATAAAAAAATTAAAGAGGTAGATATTAAAGGTTCATTTGAAAGTGATGATGAAATAGGATTTTTCTTCGAAACAGTGAAATCAATACAAGAAGTATTGAATCATTTTAATATTAAGAATATATAAGATGCAAGAGAAAGAAGTAAAAATTAAAAGAAAAAAGAAAAATTCTAATGTATATTTCACCCAAGAAACTGAGGATGCTATTGTAGCTTATGTTTCTAGTAATGATATAGTTGAACGTAATAGATTATATAATGATAAAATACATCATGCTTTTTTTAAACTAACAGAAAATATTATACATACATTTAAATTTTATTATACTGAAGTAGATAATATTGAAGATTTACAACATGAAGTAATCACATTTTTACTCAGTAAATTACATCTATATGATCAAACTAAAGGTACTAAAGCATTTTCTTATTTTGGAACAATAGCTAAAAGATACCTGATATTATCAAATCAAACTAATTATAATAAACGTATCATAACATCTCCAGTATCAACTATTGAAGAAGATGAGAAATTCTCATACCAATTAGATGATACAAAACCACAAATTAAAGATAGTAATTTATCTAAATTTATGGATAAATATATTGAATATTGTACTGATAATATATTTGAATTATTTCCTAAAGAATCAGAAGCTCAAATTGCAGATGCTATTTTAGAATTATTTCGTAAACGAGATAGTTTAGATGTATTTAATAAAAAAGCACTTTATATTTATATTCGTGAGATGATTGATGTAAAAACATCTAAAATTACTAAAATAGCTGATAAATTATATAGCATATTTAAAGACAAATATGTATTTTATTTAGAATATGGTTATACAAATTTTTAAGTATAATATTTATTATCAAAATACGATATATGAGTTCATTAGAAACTATAATTTTCGGTAAAAAGAAATTTAATGATATTTTAGAAGAAATATACGA